TAGAGATGGGGTAGAGCCTATTATTGATTTTTTTTAGAAATTAAACTATTAATAAATGTATAATTAAGTTATGAAACTCAAAAACTTTTTAAATAATCTTTTTACCAAATCAAGTGGGGGCTGGTCAGTATTTTCAATCAATTCTAATTACGACAGAAACAACGAAAGTTACTACTTTGGAATGATATTTAGTTGTATAAACGCTATAGGTAAAGCAGTCAGCGAAGTGCCTTTTTACTTATATAAAAGACAAAACGGAGGTGATGTCGAGGTAGAAAATAGCGAGGTTTTAAATTTAATCAGAAAACCAAACGGTTATCAAACTACTACAGATTTTATTTATTTAATTTCAAGTTATATTGATATTACTGGAGCAGCATATATTTACCCAATAAGATCAGGGCTTAATGGCAGGATTTTAGAATTACACATTTTGAACTCGAGTTATGTTGCAACCATTTTTAATCAAAACTCGCCTATCGTTGAAATTTTAGGCTATAAATATAACAAAGACGGCAAAGAGTATGCTTTTGACAAAGATGAATTAATTGTAATTAACCAACCCAATCCAATTAATTTAATGAAAAATTTGTCTACAATAGAAATGGCAAGGTATGACGCCGGTAATGATTTAAACGCTATTCAAAACAACGAAGCTTTTTATACTAACGGAGCTTCGCCAAGTGGGCTAATTTCAACAGATCAAGAAATGTCGCCCGACACTTTTCAAAGACTTAAGCAAGGACTAAAATCACAATACGAGGGCAAGAAAAACGCTTTTAAAATGATGTTTTTAACGCACGGAATGAAATTTACTCCAATCTCACCCACTCAAAGAGATATGCAGTATATAGAACAAAGAAAAATTAATAGAGACCAGATATTAGCTATATTTCAAGTTCCAAAATCAGTCTTAGCAATAACTGAAAATGCTAATAGGGCAACTGCAAATGCCGAGAATTTTGTATTTTATAAAAATGTCGTAAAACCTAGATTAGATATTATCTTTGATAAATTAAATGCTAATCTTGTCAGTCTGATTGACCAAAATGTATTTTTAAAATTTGACGACCCAATTCCACAAGACCAAGAATTTTCACTCAAACATAAAGAGAGTGCGGTTAACAGTTGGCTTACCATTAATGAAGTCAGAGAATTAGAGGGATACTCGCCAATTGAGGGAGGGGACGAATTAAAGACATTTACACCATTTCAATTTGATGATAAAGATGATAAAGATAACAAAGATGACAAAGATGATAAAGATGATAAAGATGATAAAAAACACATATTTCACAAAGAACTACCTCCAAACCCTAAAGACGTTAAAGGAGTAAAAAACAAAGAGTATGTAGCAAGAAAAAACCGCTACATAAAATTTAAAGAAACACAAATGGCTCTAGAAATTAATCAACATATATCTCTTTTGATTAGAGATTTAAAAGTTAAAAAATTAAAATCTATTGAAGATGATTTTGAGTGGTCAGAAGAACATGTTTTTGAAGAGATAATGCCAGATAAAGAAAAGAGAAAACAATGGGAACTACTTTTAGCTTTATTACTCGCTAAAAATATTACTCAGGCTTTTAAAACTGACCAGAAAATAATGAGCGAGGTATATGGTTTTAAAACTGTTTTTGATGAAGTTGGGGCAAATAAACTACATCACCACGCAACCAATGTAGCATCGTCAATCACTGAAACTCAGTTTAAAAATATTAGAAAATCAATTCAAAAGCAAGTAGATGAGGGAGTGAGAGATTTAAATCAGATTAAAAAAGAAGTTAGAAACCAATTATCAGATATGAAAGAATGGAAAGCAGACCAAATAGCTGAAACTGAATTATCAAGATCATTTGCAGAAGCTAATCGAGATACTTACATCGAGAATGATATTAAGGCTACTTTTTGGCAATGTGGGTCTGATCCGTGTGAAAGTTGCCAACAAAATTGCAACCAGATTAAAAGATTAGGCGAAGTATTTGCTTCAGGCGATGAAAGCGAACCCGTTCATCCTAATTGTATCCTAGGAGGTCAAGAAGTTTTTGGATTAGATGTATCTACCAAGTTTATCTCTGAGTATAATGGCAGAGCCATCAGGATTTCTACTTCTAAAGGTTCTGATATTACCGTCACTCCAAATCATTTAGTGCTTACAGGGAGAGGATGGGTTAAGGCTTCTGAAATTAATAAAACTGATTATCTTATCAGCACAAATATTGGGTTTGAAAACATGATTTCTATGACCGACCCAAATGTCAAGGCGATCAAATCCCTGATTGAGGATGTAGTCATCCCTGACGGAGTGGTCTATTCTGGAGTGCCAACATCCCCCATAGATTTCCACGGCGACGGTGCCTCCTGCAAGAATATCAACATTATAAATTCCAACAGCGAACTGGGGACCACAATTGATACCGATTTTTTCAAGAAAAGCAATAAATTGAGTCTCATAAGCAGAACCCCTGCCAATACGTTGAATAGTCTTAGCACGCTTAATTTTAGTGACTTCACTAACCTTAGAGCCTCTAACGGCGTTATGAGCGGATTTAGTGATGAATTTTCTAAACTCTGGTCCTCTTTGAGCGTAGACCAACTTAGAGCTTTAACTTTGACTTCTACGCTTAATACCCTTGCTAGAGAGCAAACGAGCGATAACATTTCTGGAAACACCATATTTAATAGCAATTCTTTGCTCAGCCATCCCCTTTTTATAGAGAGAGCAAATGTAGTCGACATTAGAGAATTTGATTTTTTTGGACATGTTTACGACCTTTCTACAAGTGGTAATTGGTACACCTGCAATAGCATTATAACGCACAATTGCAAGTGTGTAGCATTACCGTATTATGGAAATTTAGATTAATAATTTAATATAATTAAACTATGATAAAACACATAAACTTTATAACCGATATAAAATCAATTAATGAAAATAAATTAATTGTAAATAACGTAGTGGGGAGTGATGACAGTTTAGATCGTCACGGAGACAGAATTAACCCTAAAGGCTGGGATTTAGAAAACTTTAAAAAAAACCCAGTGATTATGCTAAATCACAATTACGAGCAATTCCCAATTGGAAAGGCTATCAATGTTAAAAGAAAAAACAACCAATTAATTTTTGATGTTCAGTTTTCAAAAACTTTAGAAGTGGCAAGGCAAGCTTTTAACCTCGTAAAAGAGGGAATTATGAGAGCTTGGTCAGTTGGATTTATGCCTTTAGAATTTAGCAAGGCAGGATCTGATTACACAATTGACAAAATGGAACTATTAGAACTAAGTTTAGTTGGAATACCAGCCAATCCAAATGCATTAAATAACTCACAAAAATCATTAATATCTAAATTTGAAAATCTTATGAAATCTAAAGAAATAAAAGAGGTGGAAACACCAGAAAAAGAAAATAAAGCCGAAAATGAGGCAAATAAAGAGGTCGTTATCGACAAAGAAACAGAAAAAACAGAGGAAAAAGAGGAAGTAAAAGAAATTAGCAAAGAATTAGAGGTTTATATTAATAATTTAATTGATGAAAAACTAAAAGTTTTTAAATCAGAAATTCAAAATAGTTTAATCTCTAATTTTGAAAGTGATGAGCAAAAAGCTGAAGACCCTCAGGTTTTACTCCTTAACTCTTTACGAGGGGAGTTACAAAATCTGAACAAGGAAACAGGCAAGACACTCAAAGCTTTTAACCTATTATTAAATTCAAAAGGAAAAAATGGATAACGCAAAACAACTTCTAGATGAAGTTAAATCAGGCGTCATCTCTGAACTCAAAAAAGAGGTAGGAGTAATGGTTGCCGATCAGACTAAGGCTCTTGAAAAGTCTTTAGCTGAAATTAAAAAACCTGTAGCTGGTGAAAAAGCCGAAAGCCAAGTTAAATCTTTAGAAGCTTTTAAAAACAAGTTTCAAAATGATATCTATGGCAAAGGTTTAGATAGTGCTACTCCAACAGCTGGTAAAGAATTGGTTCCTGAATATTATTTCAACGAAGTAATCAGAATCGCTGGTGAATATGGTATTGCAAGACGAAACTCTCGCAATGTAACTATGCCTGCTCAAACTTGCCACTTCCCAACTATGGGTAGTGTCAATGCTTATAGAGTAGATGAAAAAGCCAAAATCACTGCTTCTGCACCTACTACTGGTCAAGTAGAACTAAAAGCTAAAAAATTAGCTGGTGTTGTAATCGCAACCAAAGAATTAGTGCAAGACGCTAATGTAGATGTGATGAATTACTTGGCTATGCTAGCAGGTGAATCTATCGCTAAAAAAGAAGATGAATGGGCTTTCTCAGGTCTCGCAGGAACTGAAGGTATTTTTAGAAACACGTCAGCTCAAGTTTATGCAATGGGTAGTGGTAATACTACTTATTCAAGCGTTACTTATGATGACATCGGTAAAGCTATGAAGCTTTTGGATGATAGTGTAGTTAAAAATTCTATCGTTTTAAGCTCTTGGGATATTGCTCACGGATTAAGAATGGAAAAAGACGAAAACGGTCGATATGTATTACCTCAATCTCCAACTTCTGGAACTCAAGTTCCTTTCTGGGGATTGCCAGTGGTAAATTCAACCGTTCTACCTAAATCCACCGATAGTGGAAGTCAAGCTAATAAAGCATTTATGGCTATCTATGACCCAAGATATTTATTCTTTGGAAATAGACAAGCTTATGAGTTAGAATTTAGCAAAGAAGCTACTGTTACATCAAGCGATGGTGAAACCACCATTAACTTGTTTGAACAGGATATGGTCGCTATTAAAGTGTCAGAAAGAATTGACATTAAATTAGTTGAACCATCAAAAGCATTCGTTATGTTAAAGACTTCAGCTACTTAAGTTAGTTGATACATTGGGGGTTTAAAGCCTCCAATAATGAGCTAATTTATGCAAAGAATAACAATAAATAGACCATTCTACTTTGAAAATAAAATGTATAGAAAGGGCGAGATTTTTATAGTCAATAAACCTAGAGTTAAAGCAACCTAGTCAATCTAAAAAAAGAAAACGAGCCAAGACTAGAAATGTAGCAATTTTAAATAAGGATAGATAATGCATAAAACAGGATTTTCAGGTCTTACAAATTTAGACATCTCAACATTTTTAAAAAGAGATTTTAATGAAAACGAAAAACATATAGTTGATGATTTAATCACGGAAATTGAGGATCAATTATGCGAGGAATGCAACCGAGAATTTGACTATAACGAGGAATATGTTGAAACTTTTAACCCTCCAGCATTTAAATTAGTAACTGATAATATGCCAATTGTATCAGTTGAAAGCTTGAAAATAGGAGGAGTAGAAAGCACCGATTATACGATTTATAATTACTATATAGAGTTGGGAGAGCAAACTTTAGAAACTGTTGAATTAACCTATACCATAGAGAAGTTTTGGGGTAAGAATATAATCTTATTTCTCAAAAAATGGATAGCGTATGAGTTTCTTAATTCAGAGAATGCAGGGGTTGGGCTTAACTCAATGGGTTTTGCAGACATATCA